GCCTGTTCGACGCTCTTGCGCCACCGCCTCAAATGCTGAAAGTCAGCTCTCAACTCCCTGCGATCCTCTTCCTCGATGCCGAACGAGGTCAGAATGGTTGCGATCATCCGGAGCACCACGGCGTCGATCTCGTCGCGATGTAGCCTTTGCTGCTCGGCCAGCGTTTCGGCGACAACCGCCCTGATGTCTTCGTCACGCATGTCGCCCATTGCTTGTCGATCCCCAAGATCAGCGCTTGATGATCCGCGCAACATTTTCAAAGCCGCGCTTGGCGAAATAGAACGACACCACGAGATTCGAGGTGACGGACGCAAACCCTGCCAACGGATCGGTCGTGCCCAATCCCAGCACCTTGTCCCAAACCAGGAGCTTGCCAAAATAGAGAGCGACGAAATATCCCATCAACTTGTCGGGCTCGTACCAGTGCCCGATTTCGGCGATACGATATTGCAAGACCGCGTTAGTTTCAGAAACCTGCGCGGCAATTTCCTTGCCGGCCAGATCAGCTGCCGTTGCTTCGCTGGTATTGACGGCCGTCAAATGCGCCTGATATGCGCTGATCAGTCCCTTGATGACCGGTCCGCCGAGAAACGAGATGATCGCCATCCACATATCAGGCTGCCTTCCTGATCGACCGCAGCCGGGCAATGATCGTTACGATTGAAATCCCCAACAGGATGCGCCCTACCGTTTTCGCGTCGCCGATAGCTGCCGAGATTTGGTCCTTCAGATTCGGATCGCCTAATGCATCGGCGATGCCGTCAAGCGCCTGCATGACTGCGCCCGCGAATGCGAGGAAATAGCCCCATGCGATCGTCAACGAACTGAGGCAAGAGGCCTTGATGCGTGTCCACATTTAGAGCACCAATAATGCGATGACGGCCAAGGGCCAGAGGGGAATGACTGGGAGGACGAGGATGGGGGACATGCGAAGCCGCTGCTGGCAAATTGCCGCGACAACGCAGCCAGTTCCTAGCCACCACCACATTTCAGATCTTCTTGACGGTCGCAGCGATGGCGTCTGCCTGAGCATGAAGCCTGGCGGAAAGCGCGTTGGCGCCGATGACGAGGGCCTGAATCTTGTTCTTGCCGAACCAGATCAGCGCGCCGCCACAGCCGAAGCCGAGAGCAAACGAAAAATCGAAGAGAGCCATGGTCATTTTCCTTTACGGTTGAAGATTGCAGACAGAACCGAAGCAATAGCCGCTCCGATCGATCCCTTTGCGGGGCTGGAGATGGAAGGTGCTGGCGGTTTGGAGACGCTGGGGATTGTCGGTTTCGGGGCTGCGGGGACGCCGCTTGGCGTCAGTGCTACGCCGGTAAATGTGATGGTCGGATCAAGCGCCATCATCGCCATGAGCAGGCCGGCGCAGCCGAGTTGTTCGTCAACCTTGCTCGGATCGAATACACCGTCGCGGACGAACTTGCCTGATTTGTATTGGTCGGTTCCGGCCCAGACATAAGGCGACGGGAGGCCGCGGGAGGCGTAACCGATGCCGTTGTATTCTTCCAGTCTCGTGAGCGTTCCGCCGATGCTCCAATCCCTGTTGCGGGCGAGATAAGGGGCGCAGTTCACAAGCGCGTCGATTGCCGCTTCTTCCCAGGACCGGAACGGTCCGCGCCCGGCAGGGACGTGAACCGATACCCGATTCCACGGGTCACCTTGGGCAAGATTTCCGGTCCAGTCCTGAGAGGCTTCGCGCTCATGGATGACCGCAATGACAAACCAGGGAACGCCGGTCTTGGCTTCCACCGCTTGATATCGACCCCGGGCGTTGGGATCTATCAAGTGCCTGGCAACAGCGGCGAAAGCAGCTCTCCGTTCCAACTGCGCATTGGCCCAGCGCTTTGCGTTCGCCGCCTTGAGCGCTACGAGATCGGTCATGGCGCGGCTCCAAAGAAAAAGCCGCCTCAAGGGCGGCTGGTATCTTGTTCGCGGGTAGGCTGCGGTAGGCCCGGCAAAGAAAAGAGCGCGCCGTGTCCAAAAGTCCATTTGGCGGAAAGTATGAGACCGAGCGCCTGCGGGCTATAATCGAGGTTTTGGAGGAGATGGAACGCGCCGGGCTTCCATCAGATAACCCTCATAATGTAGTTGCATACGATGGTCGGCTGGGCATTCGGGTGCGCCCCCCCGCTCGTATTGTTCGACGTGACGTTGATTGAATTGTTTCCGGTCGATGTGACGGTACCGATGCTTCCATTCTGGATGCTGTTGACGGTGCCTCCGGCGAATTCCTGAAATGAGCCGCCGGAAAGGATGCCGGCCACAGTGGATATCACGCTGATCGCTTGCGCGGCGTTGCCTGACGTGATGCTCGTCGGCAATTGTGCCAGCGTGAGCGTTTCAGTTTCTGCGCCTCCCGTCGCGCCAAGGGTTGTGCCCGCGATGCCGCTGCCGCTAGTGGTCAGCCGGTTAGCTGCAGACCCTCCCATGTTATCCACACCGGCCAGCACGCGCCCGCGAAGGTCGGGGATGTTGAAAGTGGTAGACCCGTCCCCCGTCCCGTATGTCGTGGTCAGGAGAGAATAGAGCGCGGAATAAGTGGTTCGCGAGATCGCCTGTCCGTAGGGAAGGACAAACGAACTGTTCGGTGCCGTTGAAGCAAAGAACGGCATCCCGCCCGCGAGCGGAATATTATACGGATTTCCGAAAAATCCCTGCAGATAAAACGCCCCGTCCGAATTGTTGTAGGTCGCCATGTAAGGCGTGCCCTGGATGATCGTTCCGGCCAATAGCTCGACACCCGGCGCCGATCGCAGCGGCTTTGCGCCGAGGCTATCGACGTTGAGCGTGACGGTAGCGCCGTTTGTCGTATGCGGCGTGAACGCGATCATCTGTCCGCCGAGATGTGCCAGGGTGTCGAACACTTCGTAGGATGAAACCGTGTAGGCGGTCGATGTGCCGCCGGTGACAATGGCGCCCGCGACGTCGTCGCGATATTTCGCGGTCGCGGCCATCATGGCGCGGGCGGAGTCGTTGACGCTGGAGGGCGCCTGCCCCTCCGCCCAGTTGATCGTGCTGTCCGCGGTTGCGTCCGAAGAAGCCGTCTGCGACCATTTGTAAAGAGTCATTTTTTGTTTCCCGTTAAATAAAAAGGGCGACCCCCGCGGATCGCCGTTGGCAGTCCTGAACCTGACAGGCGCGGTATTAGCCTCGCCGGCCCTTACCCGGCGCCCACGACGGCGATTTCGAGATATTGCGCGCAGGGACAGGCCGGCGCCCGCGCGGTCAGGAGGTTGCGGATCACGCCCGATGGGACGCCGGGGTTTTCCTTCGCAACCGCTTCGGCCCTGGCGTCGATGATGGCATCGATATGGTCGTAACGATCGGGATAGAGCGACAGGTCCGTCTTGCGCTCCTGTTCCAGCACCGCCGGAAACCAGGGATTGTCGCGCCAGTTGGCGCCGACGACGATGGCGTCGGCAGGCTTTTTGGCCCGGAAGAAATCGTCGATGGCGTCCGATTTGCGCCGCGGATTCCAGCTCGCCCACAACTCGGAGCCCTCGGTGCGGATGGTCGGGCGCAGCAGCGATAAACTGCGCGCGCTCAGATTTTGCGCCTCGTCGACCCAGGCAATTCCAAAACCTTCCAGCGATTTGATCGACTCCGAAGTGTGATCCTGCATGCCGCGAAAAATGATCAGCCCGTCGCCGGGCGTTTCGATCTTGTCATGGTATATCCTGAACCGATGGGCCAGCCCGAGAGCAGCGATCTTGCTCTCGATCAGGCGCTTGGAAGACTGCGCCAGCGTCCGCTGCGCTTCGCGGATGCAGACCGCGAGCGTGCCGCGCTCGGCCTGGCAGCTCTCGACCAGCAATTCGCCGAAAAAGTGCGACTTGCCGGAACCGCGCCCGCCATAGGCGCCCTTGTAGCGCGCCGGTGCCAGCAGCGGCTCAAATATTTTAGCTGTCGGAATTTTCAGGATGGACAATGACGCGCTCGATTCTGTGGACCAGTTCGAGAGCGCCGTTTTCGCCGTTCTCGATTGCCTGCGGTGCCTTGCCCCAGCCGCGGTCCAGGATGGCGTTGGCCGCCGATACCCGCGCCGCCGCCGTGGCGTCCTTCGACCGCATCACCCCGACCAGCACGTTCAGCGCGGTCCGGGTATGACTGCGCGCCAGCGAGCGGATTTCGGTAAGCGTTCTAACCATGGCGAATTCGTCCTCCCCCGCTCACGAAAATCCCTCCCA